AAGCACGAGATCACCGGCAAGAACGGCGGCCCAATCGAAACCAAGCGCATACAGGACATGACCGATGACGAGCTTGCAGCAATCGCAGCAGGCAGCGGCGGCGGAGTTGCTGACAAGGCGTAGGGCGCGCCAAGACATCCTGCACTACGTCAACGCAATTGAGGTTCCTGGCAGGCCGGTCAGCGATGACCCGGATGAGCATCTGTTTCTGCCGATTGAAACAACGCTGGCAGATCATCACCGGTTGCTGCTGCGCAAGCTGGACGAGACCAGCAAGACACCACACGGCCGCATGATGGTGTTCATGCCGCCAGGCAGTGCAAAGTCAACGTATGCGTCAGTGGTGTTCCCCACGGCCTTTCTCGGGCGTGAGCCTAACCGCAAGATCATCTTAGCCAGCTATGGCAATGACCTGGCCCGCAAGATGGGGCGCAGGGCTCGGCAGATAACACGGTCGGCCCGGTTTCGCGGCATCTACAGCTGCGCACTGTCTGCAGATAGCTCAGCTGCTGACGAATGGAGCCTGACAAACGGCTCTGAATACATGAGCTGCGGCATTCTGTCCGGCATCACCGGCAATCGCGCGCACGGCATCATCATTGATGACCCGGTAAAGGGCCGGCAAGAGGCTGACAGCGAGACGATACGAGGCAGCATCTGGAATGCGTACGAGGACGACCTAAAGACCCGGCTGATACCGGGCGGATGGATTGTCATCATTCAGACCCGATGGCATGAGGATGATCTATCCGGGCGAATCCTGCCTGACGACTGGGCCGGCGAGTCTGGCCCGATTCTCTGCAAGGATGGCAATACCTGGGAGGTAGTCTGCCTGCAGGCCAAGTGTGATGTCAGCAATGACCCGCTGGGCCGCAAGATAGGCGATTACCTCTGGCCTGAGTGGTTCGACCGCAGGCACTGGGCGCAGTTTCAAAGCAACCCGCGTACGTGGTCGGCGCTGTATCAGCAGCTGCCCAGCGCGCAAGAGGGCACGTTCTATAAGCGCGACTGGTTCCGCAGGTTTCGTACTGCGCCAGCGGTCTACAAGTACATGACCAGCGACCATGCACCGGCCGGGCAGGATGACAGCGATTACTCATGCATTCGTGTATGGGGCATAGACGCCTTGGGTGATGTGTACCTGGTAGATGGTTTCCGCCATCAGGAAACGATGGACAAGACTGCAGACCGCGCGCTTGACCTGATACGCAAACACAAGCCGTTCTGTTGGTTCCCTGAAGACGATAACAACTGGAAGAGCATCGCCGGCTTCGTGGTCCGCATGATGCGCGAGCAAAAGATCAGCTGCAGGATTGAGCCGATAAGCCCGCATGGCAGTGATAAGCAGGTCAAGTCGCAGCCAGCGCAGGGCATGGCAAGTATGGGTCGTATCTGGATACCTGAAGGGCCAGAAGGCGACGATGTAATCGACCAGTATTGCAAATTCCCGAATGGCCGTAACGACGATGAGCCCGACACGCTGGCGATTATCTGCCGGGCGATAGATCAGGCGCATCCAGCCATAGTGCAGCACGACGACAAACCGAAAACGCAGGACCGCTGGGCGCGTAGCTTTGGCGATGACAACGAGGAAAGCGATTCGTGGAAAACCGTGTAACCAAGAAAGCCGACGACAGCGGTGCAGTACTGCTGCGCCTGGTCGATTGGTATCAGGCCGCCGAAGATGCCACGGCAGACGCACGCCAAGAGGCAGAGCAGGCACGCGACTACTACGACGACAAGCAGCTTACGGCAGCAGAGATCGCCACGCTGAAGAAGCGCAAGCAGCCGCCGCACTGGTCGAATCGCATCAAGCCCAAGATAAATTACCTGCTGGGTACGGAAGCGCAGAAGCGCACCGACCCGAAAGCCTACCCGCGCAACCCTGCCGACGAAGAGGCCGCCACAGCCGCTAGCGATGCGCTGCGCTATGTGACCGATGACCAGAAGTGGGACCGCAAGCGTTCCGAGTGCTTCAGCAACTTCCTGGTTGAGGGCGCGTGCGGTGTTGATGTCGCCGTGCGTGAGGCATACGGCAAAGACGGTGACTACTGCATCGACATCAAGCCCATCATGTGGGATCGCATGTGGTGGGACCCGCACAGCCGGGCGCGCGACTTCTCTGACGCAAAGTACATCGGCCAGTTCGTATGGATGGATCTTGACGACGCGGTAAGCCAGTGGCCTGACAGTGCTGACGTGCTGGAGGCCATGATCACTGGTAACCCGAGCACGAACGGCGAGACGTACGACGATGTGCCCCGCCAGCGCTGGACCGACCCTAAGCGCAAGCGTGTGCGCATTGCCGAATGCTGGAGCAAGGAAGGCAACAAGGTCTTTTATACCAAGTTCACCCAGGGCGGCGTGCTGGAGCGTATCGAATCCCCGTACAAGAACGAGGACGGTGAACCAGAGCGGGGGCCTGTCTTCGGTTCGTGTTTCATTGACCGCGATGGCGACCGTTACGGCGTAGTTCGCTCATGGATACCGATTCAGGACGAAATCAACAAGCGCCGCAGCAAGGCGCTGCACCTCATGAGCGTGCGCCAGACTTACGGCAATGCCTCTGCACTGGCTGACGTGAACAAAGCCCGCAATGAGCTGGCCCGGCCCGATGGCCACGTAGAGATGCAGGGCGGCAGCAAGTTCGGCGAGGACTTCGGCATTCTGCCCACTGGCGACATGGCAGCCGCTCAGGTCAATCTGTTGCAGGAGGCCAAGCAAGAGATTGATTCAGTAGGCGTCAATGCTGCCCAGGCCGGCACGGAACAGCGTGTCATGTCTGGCCGTGCGCTGATCGCCAAACAGGAAAGCGGCTTGTCTGAACTTGGCCCGGTGTTCGACGGATTCAACCAGTACCAGCACGACGTTTACCGGCGCATCTGGAATTGCATTAAGCAGTTCTGGACAAAGGAAAAGTGGGTTCGGGTCACGGATGATGACAAAAACGTCAAGTTCGTGGGGCTGAATCAGCCGCTGACGCTTGGCGAAAAGATGCTGAACGAGGCCAAGCAGTCGCGCATTCCGCCAGCCCAGCTGCAAGAGTTGGAAATGCAGATACAGCAAGACCCGATGGCTCAACAGATCGTCGGCACCAAAAACAACATGGGCGAACTGGACGTGGATATCACGATTGATGACGTTCCCGCCACTGCCAGCCTGCAGCAAGAACAGTTTGAGACGCTCGCACAGATCGCCCCGCAAGCCGGAACCATGCCGCAGCCGCTGTTTGAGGCGCTGATTATGGCGTCTGGCCTGCGCAACAAAGACAAGATCATCGAGAAGCTCAAGGGCGGAGGCGAGCAGGACGGCGCAGCGGCTCAGATTGAGCAGATCAAGCAGGAGGCTCAGCAGATGATGGGCGAGCTGCAGGCCCGCGTTGAAGAGCTGGAAAAAGACAAGTCCATTGACCTGCTCAAGCTGGAAATCGAGCAGTACAAGGCAGAGACAGACCGCCTACAGGCGACCGCACCAGCCATGCCGCAAGAGGCTGTGCAGGCCATTGTGATGCAGACGGTGCAGGAGCTGCTGACCGGCCCGCAGGAGCAGGAACAGCCGTTGCCGCAGATTGAAATGCCGCAAGAGCCCATGCCGGAGCAGATGGAGCCGCCCCCGATGGATGAGCCGCAGATGATGCCGCCCGACATGCCCCCCGAAATGATGCAACCAGACCCCGCCGATGACGCGGGGTTTTTTATTGGTGAGGAAGAACAGCCATGAATTTTGCCGCCCCTGGATCATGTCAGGCCGTAGCCATCAGCACGACGACTGCCAGCTGCACGGCGTTCAAGTCGCGCGTCATTGATGTAACGCCGACCGTGGATTGCTTTGCCCGGTATAGCCCGAGCGGGACAGCTGTCACTGCGCTATCGAATGGCACCGACCAGTTCTTGCTGGCAGGCAGCACGCAGCGGTTTGACGTTGTGCCCGGCTCGATTGTCGCCTTCATCACGTCAAGCGGTACCGGTACCGTCTACATCGCAGAGGTGGGCTAATGGGCTCGAACAATAACGGCGGCATCGTCGGAGTTCGCGGCCTGACCAATCCGCAGGTGGGCAGCAGTGCGGTGACGTCAGGCAATGACAATATCCGCAGCCTGACATGGACACTATCACCGACCAGCGCCAGCACAACGGTATGGTCAGGCTTTCTGTCGGAGCTGACCTACAGCGGCACGGCCAATGTGAACGCCCCGGGCCATCCGATTGCCCTGTTTGGCTACAACAAAATCAACTGCCCAACGTACACCGTGGATCTGGCTATTGCCACTGAGGGCAAGTCCCTTGTAACGGCTGGCACGGTCACGTCATTGGTTTCAGTGCATGCCGGGCTTGAGAATGTCGCAGTAGGCGCTACGGCGACGAATGTATCGCTCATGAATGCCGTGGTTACACAGAATCAGGGCACGCTGAGCAATCTATTCCTGCACGACTCCGGCATCACCGCAGCAGCGTCCACCATCGGAAATGCCTTCCACTATCGAGCCCGCGACATCACGCAGGCCCAGGCAACGAACTCGGCCGCGTTCTATGGGCTGATGTCCGACAAGGGCGGCAGCGTCCAGCACTGGAACTGCTACATGACCGGCAGCGCACCCAACGCATTCGCTGGCAAGGTGCGCATCGGGTCTACCGTGCTGCCAGTCAACACGCTGGACGTGACCGGCAACGTAGCGGCAACAACTACCATCCTCAGTTCTGGCGCTACCTCTGGAGTCGGGTACGCAACAGGTGCGGGCGGCACCATCACGCAGGCAACCAGCAAATCGACGGGCGTCACGCTAAACAAGGTATGCGGCACGATCACCATGAACGCGGCAGCACTGGCCGCAGCCACCTCCGTCAGCTTCACACTCACGAATAGCGCGATTGCCGCAACTGACGTTCCTTTAGTGGCCATTAAATCGGGCGCGACTGCCGGTGCCTACACGCTAACCGTTGATGCCGTTGCCGCAGGGACATGCCAGATATCACTTAGAAATCGCACGGGCGGATCGCTTTCCGAGGCCGTTGTAATCAATTTCGCTCTCATCAAAGCCGTAGCCGCTTGATGACTGCACCCGTCGCCGGGGTTTCGGGCGTTGCAAGCCGTCGCCGGGTATATCGGGCGTTTTGAGGAGTAGTAGAAATGACGGATTCACTGAGTTCTGTACTGGACGAAACGATCACGACCGAAGCCGAAGCGCCCGAATCCGTTGCAGATGATGCGGTGGTAGACGAGCAGCAAGAGGAACATGTCAACGATTCGGGCGAGCAGGAAGAAAGCACCCCGACGCCGGAGGTGGTCCACGAGGACAAGAAGCAGAAAGGTATCGAATCGGCATTGCTGGCTGAACGGCGCAAGCGCCAGGAGGCAGAAGCAGAGCTGGCCCGGTATCGCAACGCAGGAACGGAGCAGAAAGAGCCGCAGCAGGAGCCGCAGGTCGGCAACTATGAGACGTATGAACAGTACGTCGCAGACCTTGCCAAGTATCACGCCGATCAGCGTTTTGCCGAGCTAAAAGCCAATGATGCGCAGCGCGTCGAGCAAGCCCGCCAGCAGCAACAGGCGAGCGAGTTTGAAGCGCAGGCCAACACGGTTATTGCTGCTGGTCGTGCTAAGTACCCCGATTTTGATCAGGTCATCAACGAGTCTGTTGCGCCGTACCTGTCGCCAGCCATGCAGCAGGCGCTTGTTTACAGCGACAACGGTGCTGAGGTGTCTTATCACCTTGGCAAGCACCCGGAGGACTTGCAGCGCATCGCAAGCATGCACCCGGTGCATATGATTCGTGAGCTGCACAAACTGGAAATGAGCCTTGCCAAGCCCACCGCCCCTGCACCTGTGCCGAAACCCGTCATTCCGCAAACACTGACATCAACCCGCGACGCTCGCGGTCGCTACGAATCCAGTTCGGACGGCCCGACGCCGCTTGACGACATCTTGGGCCGAAAAACCTAAGACACCAAAACCCCATGAAGCCCCTCCATTGAGCGGGGTTTTTTCATTTCAGGAGCACCGCAAATGGCACTTACAACTGCCCGCACTGGCTTGACTCCCCAGCAATGGGATGACAAGTTTTTTACCGCCTACGTCCGCGAATCGCGCTTCAAGCGTTACATGGGCACCGATGAAAACTCACTCTTCCAGCTTAAGGAAGACCTGACCAAGAAGAAGGGCGACTCTGTCACTTTCGCCCTGGTCAACGAGCTGACCGAGGCATGGATTACCGGCAATGGCACGCTGGAAGGCAACGAGGACGCGCTTGATTCCCGCTCGTTCCGTGTCCACGTTGAGCCGCTGCGCAAAGCCGTGGCCGTTACCGAGTGGGACGAGCAGAAGAGCGTCATCGACCTGCGCAACGCCGGCAAGACCATGCTGAAAATGGCCGCCATGACCAAGATGCGCGATGACATCATCGAGGCGCTTGGTTCCATCAATGGTGTTGCCTACGCATCCGCCTCTGAAGTCCAGAAGGATGCATGGCTGGCTGATAACGCAGACCGAGTGCTATTCGGTGCCGTCAAATCCAACAATTCCGGCAACGACCACAGCGCCTCGCTGGCCAACATCGACAACACCACCGACAAGCTGTCGCCGGAGATGATCAGCCTGGCCAAACGCATGGCACAGACAGCCAGCCCGAAAATCCGCCCGACGAAGCTGTCGGAGGATGAAGAGTGGTTCGTTATGTTCGCCAATGCCCAGGCATTCCGCGACCTGGCCAGCAATAGCACCATGACCCAAGCCAATCGTGACGCTCGCGTTCGCGGCATGGACAACCCGCTGTGGACTGGTGGCTCCCTGATTTGGGATGGCGTCATCATTCGCGAAATCCCGGAAATTGCCGTTCTGTCCGGCGTGGGCAATGGTTCCATCGACGTAGCCCCTAACTACCTGGTCGGCGCTCAAGCTCTGGCTATCGCATGGGCGCAGCGTACCAAGACCGTTACCGACGTACGCGACTACGGTTTCCGCCACGGCGTTGGCATGTCCGAAATTCGCGGCATCGAAAAGATGCTGTTCGGTTCGGGCTCCGGCGACACGGACGATCTGAAGCAGCACGGCGTTGTGACCGTGTACACCGCTGGCGTTGCTGACGCTTAAACCATGATGCCCGGATGATTCCGGGCTTTTTTCATGAAAAGGATTTGAAAATGGCAACTTTGACTGCTGACCGCGCCGCATCGACCTTCCCAGTATTCCAGCCGACTGGGTCAGGCGTTCTTTGTGCTGCTTATGGCACGTATGCCCTGACCGCTAACGTGGGCGCTGCTGACATCGCCAAGATGTGCAAGCTGCCGGCCGGTGCTGTTGTGGTAGGTGGACACCTGTACGGTGCCGACATCGACACAAACGGCACTGAAACGCTTGATATTGATGTGGGCTGGGCTGCCAATGGCGGATCGGGCACATACGATTCCGCAGACTCCGACGGTCTGGGCAACTTTGGTGTGCTTACTGGCGATGCTTTTGCGACCGGCAACGTATCTAACGTGACTGGCGTGCATTATCCGCTTGCCGGCCTGCTGGTAACTGGCGTTCTGCCCACCTTCACCGCCGAAACAACCATCCAACTGCTGTTCAACGCCGTAGCCGCTACGTTTACGGCCGGCTCCCTGTCTGTTGTTGTGTATTACGTGGTGCCGTAATGCGCCATTTCGCCTACACCGGCGACCATGCGGAGGTGACCCTGTATGGGGTCACTTTCCGCAGGGGCGAGCCGACGCCCATTCCTGACGACAAAACCGCGTTGCTGCGCAAACTGCCTGGCAATCCGCACTTTGTCGAGTCACTGAACTACGTGCAGCCAGACCTGCCAGGCAATGAAGTCAACGCGCCAGACTACAAAGACGAGCTGATAGCCGAAGCCGAAAAGCTGGGCATCAATGCAGATCGTCGCTGGGGCGTTGCAAAGCTGCAGAAGGCCATAGCCGAGAAGGCGCAATAAATGCCGACATACACCTTTACCAGAACGCGCGAGCAGCTGGCCTCTAAAGTCCTGCGAAAGCTGGGCGTTTTGGCGGCAGGCGAGACAGCCGACGCCGAGGACGTGGCTGTCGTTTACGAAGCGATAGACCTGCGCCTCAAGTCCATGCACCAGATGGGCACGCTCTGGTATCAGGTGACCGGCACGACCAGCAATGTAACGGTGACATCGGGCGTGTCCACTGCGTCCGCGCCGACTGACTTTCTGTTTCCGGTATCAATGGCGGTGCGCATTGGAACCGAAGACAAACCGCTTGAAATAATCGACCACCTGACCTATCAGGCCATCGAAGAAAAGACCGAAACAGGCCAGCCAGAGCGCGTGTTAGTAAGCGGTTCTACGTTCATTCTTTGGCCCGTCCCGGACGCCAACTACACGGCAAAGCTGACCTACGAGGCCATCGCGGCTGATACGGCGGCTGCGACTGCACCAGACATTCCCGTCGCCATGCTGCACGCCCTGGCTGTAATTATCGCCTATGACCTGCGCACTGACTTCGGTGTACCGCAGAGCATAAAGAACGATCTGACCATTGATGTTGTAGAGGCGCGCGAGACGATAAAGGCGCTCAACAAGCAGCGCGTAGATACTTCTGTGGTAGAAATGAGTTCGTACTGATGGAAATCTCCATTATCGGCCCATCGGCCCAGGCGAAGAGCCGCAACGTGCAGTCAGATCGTCGCGTCAACTTGTACGCTGAGCAGGCGGAGAATCGCACGCTGTCGCTATACCCGCGACCTGGCCTCTTGACGTGGGTATCCATCGGCACTGGTCCTATTCGCGGCCAGATCGCTGCAGGCGGGTATCTGTGGGCTGTTTCTGGCACTGAGTTATACCGCGTGACAACTGGCGGCACCGCTACGCTTGTCGGCACGGTGCTGGGGTCTGGCGCAGTAGCAATGGCTGAGAACGGCACGCAGATCATGATCGGGTGCGGCGCATCGCGTGGATATGTCGTGACCAGGGCCACGCCGGCGGTTGCGCAGATCACGGACCCTGATTTTGTGGGCGCAGATTGGCTTGATTTTCTGGACGGGTATTTTCTGTTCGGGCTGTCCACCTCGGCACAGTTCTATGGAACAGCCTTGTACGACGCGACCAGTATCGACGCGCTTGACTTCGCATCGGCGGAAGGGTCGCCAGGAAATATCGTAACCGGCATCGTTGACCACCGGGAATTGATGCTATTCAAGGCTTTGTCGATGGAAGGGCATCGCAATACCGGGGCCGCAGGATTCCCGATTGAGCGCATCGAAGGCGCGTTCATGGAGCATGGATGTGCGGCCGGTCGAAGCGTGGTCAAGATCGACAACAGTGTATTTTTCCTCGGCCAGGACGACAAAGGTCAGGGGATGGTATGGCGCATAGAGGGTTATTCACCGAGCCGCATCAGTAATCACGGCATTGAAGAGGCTATCAGCCAGTGGCCTGACATGTCCGACGCCTACGCATGGGCGTATCAGGACAAAGGGCACACGTACTACGTGCTGTCGTCGGTATCAGGTAACCAGACATGGGCCTATGACTGCGCAGCACAGCAGTGGACCCAATGGGCCTGGCGCGACCCGGCCGACAACTCGCAAAACCGGCACCGTGGCGCGAATCATGCGTTTTTCGGTGGCATGCACATTGTTGGCGACCATACCACCGGCACGCTTTACCAGATGACCGACACGGTAGCGACCGATGACGGCGACCCGATTAGCCAGATATTTGAGTTCCAGGTTCCGCGCAAGGAAAACAAGCGCATTTTCATGGGCCGGCTTGAGCTTGTGTGCGAAACGGGCGTGGGACTGACCACGGGGCAGGGCAGCGACCCTCAAGCGATGATGCAGATCAGTCGCGATGGTGGGCATACATGGGGCAATGAACGGTGGTGCTCGCTGGGCGCGATTGGGCGTTACCTGGCCCGCGTGTACTGGAATCGATGCGGGCAAGGCCGTCAACTGGTTGTGCGCATCGTGGTAACCGACCCCGTGCCTACCGCATGGATTGGCATCGTTGCTGACATCGAGGCGGGCGAGTCATGAGCACGATTAAGTTTGACGAATCAGAGTTGCGGAAGATATTTAGCCTCAAGACCGTGGCGGCTCTGCGCGATGCGATTAATTCGATAGGCGCGGTTAACGATGGCGCTCTATCGTCTCAAGCTATCGCCTCGTTTGCCGCCGGCATGATAAGCGAAGCCGCCGATGATGCCGCCGTTGCAGTGTTGTCTGCATCGTCTATGGCGCAGTCTGCGCTTGCCCAGATCGGCGCTATGGGATCGTTCGGATCAGAGTATTTAGTGATTGTTGATGCGGTTGATGACCTGCCACCAGCGGTGGCCGGGGTCATAACGCTGCAGGATAATTACACGTATCTTTTCACGACTGTGGTTGACCTGGCCGGCGATAGGATTGTGTGCGGGCAAAACACGGTCATCATCGGTGCTTCATCGGAAAACTGCCGCATCAAGTCTACCGGGCTTGTCGGCACGGCGCTGATCACGTCTGAGTGGTCATTGCCTATGCGCAATATCACGATAGAGGCTGATATTGCGCTGGATCTTGACGCCACAGGTCACGCTGATCAGGCGCTTGATTGGTTTGGCGTCAACTTCACGGACTGCGCAACAGTCGGAACCGTTGCGAACTATGGCAATTTTATTGTCAATGACTCGGCATTTTTGGAGTCTGACGGGCTGACGCTGGACGGCTCGTTTAATACCGTTGCATTTGCCCAGACGCTTTTCGACTCGGCGGCGGGTGGCACCATGATCACGATCCCGGCGACGGCCACCATAAATCGGCGGTTTCGCATCATTTACGCATCGTTTGTAGTCGGTGCAGGTGAAACGGGCTTAAACGTCAGCAGCTCGGCAAGTATTCCGACCGAGGGCTACATACTCGACACGGTGAACTTTAGCGGCGCAGGAACATACACAACCGGCGTAGCATACTCTGACAATAAAGCGCTTTGGATCAACTGCCGTGGCGTGGTCAATTCGGCGGCTATTGGCTTTATGACGATGCAGGCCAATGCCACGGCTACTACGGTCAGTGCGACTTCTACCTATTACAAGATAGCCGGAACAACGACACTTGAATCTATTAGTCAAAAGTTTACCCACAGCTCAAACAGGCTGACGTATGTAGGCGAAATTACCCGTGATTTTCGCGTCAATGTCACAGCGACCATGACCAGCGGCAACAATCAGGAGCTTGGTGTTCGTATAGCCAAAAACGGCACGACCGTCAGCAATACGACCAGCCTAAACACCACCAGCGGAACCGGCAAGGCAGAGGGTGCGGCCTGCCAGGGTGTTATCCAGCTAGCGACAAATGACTATTTAGAGATATTCGTAAGCAACGAAACGGCGATTGCAAACATCACCGCCACCTATCTGAGCGTAATTGCGGAGGCTGTAAACTGATGGCGCTGACACCTATTAAAATCATCGGCTCGAAGTATGTAGAAAACGCGCTGACGCTGCAATACACGTCTGCAGCTACTACAACCATCACGGCGGCCGTACTGACAAACGAGTCAGCGGTTAACGTGACAGTTTCAGTTTACCTTGTTGAATCTGGCGACACGGCAGGCGGCGACAATGAATTTATCGCCTCAAAAGTCATACCGCCTGGCCGGTCTTACTTTTGCCCGGAGCTAATAGGGCAGACGCTTAGCCGTTCTGACTTCATATCCACGATTGCCGATGTAGCAAGTTCTGTAAACATTCGCATCAGCGGGACTCAGTTCTCATGATGTGCGCCGAGTGGCTGTCTGACCCGGTATTAATCGCCGAGACGATACGACACCCGAAGATATACCCATACGTCAGCGATGACGGAAGCCCAGCAGCAGATGACTTTAAGCCGCCCGTCAATGATGGGCGGTTTGCATTTATAGGCCTGTTTGATGGCGATGAGTACATGGGCCTGTTCATGATCCACGCGCACAACTGCGCGACGGTTGAGGTGCATACCTGCTTGCTGCCGTCCGCATGGGGGCGCAGAGCCATCGAAGCGGCCAAGACGTGCACGCGGTTCATTTTCGACCAGACCAGCTTCGTCCGAATCATCACCAACGTACCCAAGAACAACCCGCTTGCCCTGCGACTGGCTTTGAAGGCCGGCATGGTCGAGTACGGCCTAAATCCGCGCAGTCATCGCAGTGGCGGCGTTTTGCACGATCAAATTTTGCTGGGAATCAGCAAGGAGGCACCATGCCAGCAGCAGCAGCGATAGCCCCAATCGCGGGGGCAGTCATCGGCGGGAAGATGTCGGGCGATGCAGCCAATCAGGCAGCCGCAGCACAGGGCGCATCTACTGACGCATCGAACAAGCTGCAGTGGCAGATGATGCAGCAGCAGCGCGCTGACAATGCCATGGGCCGCAGCGCCGGCGATAACGCACTCGCGCGCATGATGGAAGAACTCGGGTTCGGCGTTTCGATGATGCCGCAGCCTGCTGCAGGCGCGGGTGGTGGTGTTGGCGGTTCGATGGTGACTGTTCCCGGCGCAAGTGGTGGCATGTCGGGTGTTGGGTCCCTGCTCGGCGGCAAAAATTTCAACATGAAGCAGAATCTACTGTCTAGCGGGATTATTCCCCCAGGCAATAGCAAGATGCTCGACCCAATGGGCCTGTTCAAGAAAGCCCCCGACACAAAGTATTGGCAGCCTGGCGCTATCGAGCAAACCCAGCAGTATGCATTCTCGCCCACGGGTAACGGTAAGAAGCTGTTTTCGGGCTTTCAGGCTGACCCTGGCTATCAATTCCGACTGCAGCAGGGCAATGAAGCACTGAACAACAGTATGGCGGCGCGCGGTGGGCTGCTGTCCGGCAACGCACTCAAAGCGGCCATGGACTACAACAGCGGCCAAGCATCGCAGGAATACGGCAACTACTGGAACCGCCTTAGCCAGACGGCTGGATTCGGCCCTGGCGCTATCAATAATCAAGGCCAGGCCACGCAGAACGCGGCCAACAATATCGGCAATGGGATGATGGCTGGCGGTAATGCCCGCGCCTCTGGATATGCGGCACGCGGGCAGGCTAACAGCGGCATGGTGAACAGCCTTGCCAATACGCTTGGCGGCATGGACTGGTCAAGGTTCGGTGGCGGTGGCAGTAGTGGCATGGGTGGCGGTGCGCGCGCTTGGGGCGGCATCAATGACTACAACGCATCGGAGATTTGGTAATGCCAATCGATAGCAGCATTCCATTCCAGGCGCTCAACACGCCAGTTCCGCTGATGAGCATGCAGCAGCACCAGCAGAACGCGCTCGCCCGTCAAATGAGCCAGCTGCAGATGCAGGAGCAGCAAGGCCAGATGCAGGACCGGCAGCAGCAGCGGAATCAACAGAACGCACTTGCAATGGCGCTGCAAGGTTCGCGCGGTGCTGACGGGCAAATTGACTACGACAAACTGAGCGCGTCCAGCGGGATAAACCCAATGGACGCCATGAAGTTTTCCGAACAAGGCCGGCAGATCAAAACAGAGCAAGCCACGGCGCAGCGCGCGGCAGAGAAAGCCAAGCTGGAGAAAGCGAAGTCTGATATTGACCTGATCGCTCAAGTCGCAGGCGGTGCGCGAGATCAGCAGTCGTATGCGCTCGGAGTTGCTCGATTGCGGCAAATGGGCGTAGACGTTGGCGACTTGCCGCCAAACTATGACCCGGCCTTTGTGCAAGGCGCGCTGCGCCAGGCATTGAGCGCAAAGGAGCAACTGGATCAGTACTGGAGGCAGCAGGGTTTTGATCAGGATGAGCGCAAGTTTTCTTATCAACAGCAAAACGATGCAGCTAGCCGCGCCGTTCAGGTTCGCGGGCAGAATCTGACGGACGCCCGTGTAAGGGAGTCGAACGAGCTAAAGCGCGAAGAAAACAGCATCGCGCGGGATGGGATCGTAGGTAAAAAGATCCAGGATGTAGAACTGAAGCTGCAAGACGACTACCGGACGGAAAGCAAAGGATTTGCTGAAACATCGACCGCAATGAAAAAGATACTTGGGTCGATCAAGACGGCGGACAAAAATCCAGGTTCTGCGCTGGCGGCCGGCACGGCCTTCATGAAGCTGCTAGACCCGACTTCCGTAGTTAGAGAATCAGAGCTTGGTATGGCTTTGAACGCTTCCGGCTGGTTTGACCGAGCTTTCAATTTAGCCAACACGCTGCGCAGTGGCAAGGTCATGACACCAGAGCAAAAGGTCAATCTTGAGAGTGCTGCGATTACGCTTTTTAATGAGGCGAAGGCGGCACAGAGGGAAGTTGATAACGCCTATCGCCGTCGAGCTGTGGAGTACGGCGGCAACCCTGACCGGGTAATTGTTGATCGAGGGCAGGGGCGTGACGACGCAAAAACCATACCGGATGGGGCAGTAAAATTTCTGCGAAGCAATCCCGCTATGGCCGCGCAGTTTGACCAGAAATACGGTGCAGGCGCAGCGGCCAAGTACCTTAAGGGGCAATGATGGCGAATCCATTTGATCAGTTCGACCAGACATCATCCGCGAACCCGTTTGACCAATTCGACGAAACCCCGAAAGCCAAGGCAAAGCCAGCGGCAGCCCCGACGCGCAGCACTGGATCCGAGATTGTGCGCCAGGGTGGACTTACGGCGCGATACGGAATCGAGGGCGTCGGAGACATGCTGAACTTTGTCGCTACGCCTATCCGTGGCGCAATGAATGCTCTGCTCCCGCAAAAACATGAAATCGCCCCGGTTAACTTTGCGAGCATGGCCGATTCGTTGAGCCTACCAAAGCCAGAAAACGCGCTTGAACGTGTAGTGGGTGACGCCTCGCGCATGGTAGCCGGTGGCGCTGTTCCTCTTGCAGCAGCCCCGCGACTGATGAGCGCAGCCAGGCCGCTAACCAGTGCTG